TCAGGATCTTTACCAGCAATTACGGCAGGTGCTCCGTCCCATTTGGTTGTCATACTGATAGGTGTTTTTGAATTACCTTCCAGCATGTCATGTAAACTGTATAGATAGTCAACCGCTTCTTTGGCGCCTTTTATTCCTCTATTAAATATATTATCTTCCAGATGCTCTAAATGGGTATTCTTACCCTCTGCTTCAAGTATTATTTCTTTTACGAAACTTTCTGTGAGCTCAGCAAACCTCATTAAACATTTCCAAAATTAGGGCTATTAGGATCAGTAGGATCACTTGTCTTAGGTGTTGATGGTGTTTGCTTTGAATCCGGTCTTGGTCCTGTTGCGTTCCTTTGCATTTTTTGAAAAATTTGATACGCATCATTAAGAGTTTTTGCTTCACCTCTTTTAAAAATGGCTTTTATCTTTTGGCCGTCTTCAGGAGATATATTTCCTGCTTTTATTTGTCTTTCTAAATTTTGAAAATCATCACTAGGATCGTTTTTCATTCCTTTCTTTATATACTGACCATTTAAATTTTTTGCTTCATCTTTAGTTGCATATTTACCTGTTTCTGAACTTATCCATTGTTGTCCTTTATATTCAAAAGCATGGTTAAACTTAGTGCCATCATTTCTAGGGAAGTCAATGGGTTTACCCCTTTTGTCTACTAATGTCCTAATGTCTCCTTTTTGAGGTAATCCTGTGACGTTTACTATATTGGGATCTTTACTAAATTTACCTGTAAGTTTGTCTATCGCTCTGCCGATACCACCACCAATAACACCACCTATTTTTTGACCAACACCAGCCTTTGGGTTGAACCTTGCTCTTTGGCCTAAACCTGTTGCACCAATTTTAGAAGCAACTTTGCTTTTTACTCGTTTTGTAAAAGGTCTGGCATCTTTATTGGTGGCGGCAGGTTGTGCCTTAATAAGACTAAGGAAAAGAGAATTAGTAGGTGTAATAGTAGTACCGTCAGGGTGCGTAAACGTCTGCAGACCTGGATTCCAAGAATATGAAACACCGTTATATTTAACGTTTTTTACCTTACTCCAGTCTACGTCCTTTTGTAAGTTTAACTCTTTAATTACAATTTCATTTATCAGCATTGTTATTCTCTTTTTGGGATTCTTTGATAATCTTACCAATACCTCTGGAGAATTTTTTGCCGTCTCGGCCTTTTATGCTATTTACTAATCTGTTCTGCAAATCCTTAGCAGTTGCCTCATCATAGTATGTATCTATCTGTTCTAATAAACTAATAGCACTTGCAATTATATGTTCGCCCCTATTAGATACAACATGATTTCTGTCTCTGTCAACAGAAATTTGGTTAAGTTCTTCTAAAATGCTACGAGTTTTACGCACAATATCTCCAATTAAAATATATAATGCTATTTATCATTTTATTGATCATTCTTTTTAAAGAACTCTCTCATATTCATTGCACCTGAAATGACATCCTTTGCTTCAGGCTCTTCTGCTTTAATGGAATTATTATGTTTTAGTTGATCTACAAGGCTACTAGTAGTCATTGTCATTGCATCTTCATCACCTTCTTGTAAATCTTCAATCCTTAATGTATCAGGATCAAATCTTAAATCTACTTTTGTGCCTACGCCACTACTACTTCTGGTTTTCATAAACTGTATTTGATACCTGCCTTTTTCTCGCATAGCATTACTTGTAAATATACCAACAACATTATCTGCTGTTTGTATTTTACTAATACCACCTGCTATGTGATGATGATCAAATTCTATTTCCTCTACTGCACCTCTGTTTAACTGTGATGCTGTAACAAATAATAAATCTCTTTCCATTGCTAAGTTACGCAACTCTTCAGATACATACTTGTCTTTAATAAACAAATCACTACCACTTACTTTTGCACTGATAGGCATCATTAAATCCAGATAATCTACCAGTAAACAATCTACTTTTTCACCACAAGATATTTCATATTCACGTAAAAATACTCTGATATCATTTACATTTACACCATTTGGCATCTGTTTTACTCTAAGTCTACCTGCACCTTTGGCTTTCATACGAACTTTTAAATCTACATCGTCCATATTACGCATAACTTCTTTTGTACCATATCCACTTACCATACTGTCTAATCGCATACTAATTAATTGTTCACTAAGCTCTAAACTGATATAAACAGTATTCATACCTGCCAATGCCCAATTAACAGCAAAGTTTTGTAAAAACAAACTTTTACCTGCACCAGATCCACCAGCAAAAATAGTCATCTCACCTCTGTTCATACCACCATAAAGTTTGTGATCTATACCTTTCCACCCTGTGCTGATTGCACCACTTTGGTCTTTAATCCATTGCAGTCGCTCTTTAGGATTTTCAAAGTAGTCTAAACCTAAATCTTTTACAAGCCCTACTTGACTTGCATCTTTAATTTTATTTTCCACAGTACCATAATCTTGTTTTTCCAACAAGTCGGTACTTTCTATAATTGCTTTTTCTAATGCTTTGTGTCTGCAAAATGTTTCAAACTCTCTCAAAAACCAATCATGATGATCTGATGTAATATTTTCTATAGGCTCAATACTAACACCACTTGCCGCACTTACTTGTTCTGGTGTAGGAATACTATTAAAGTCTGTTGAATGACTCTGAAATAACTTTACTGCTGATCTATATTTGATATTAAAATATTCAGGCTCCACTATGTTAGCACATCTACTAAACAAATCAGGATCACTAATTAAAAACTTTAAAAATAGTTCTTGCGTTTCTTCATTATAGTTTGTTAAATCACTCATTTTTGTATCTCATTAATTATATATCTTGCGAATAGTTCATGTCCTACTTCGTTTGGATGTCCATCTGTAGCACTTTCTTCATGACCTCTTGTTATATGTGATATAGGTATTAAAAAATTTGATGTATCTATATTGTTTGCTAAACCATCTAATATTTTATTTTCTAAATAATATGTTATCATTGTTTGATAACTTTGTCCAGTAAAATATACATTTTTAAATCCTTTTATTTTACAGAATCCCTGAAATGCCATTATTTGAAGTACTAAATCGGTAAGAATACTGGTATCGTTATTAACTAGTGTACAATAATTTTTAAATGTTTTATATTCTAATTTAGTGTATAAATATTCATTTCCTATTTGACCCACTCTATCATCAATACAAGGATCGTCTACTATGTGTCCTATCCAGGAACTTAAATTCTTGTCATAATATTCCTGTCTTTCTATATTGGCAAATTGTATTACTACTGTCCAATTTTCAGGATCATTTATATTATCTAAATATTCCATACTACGTCTTATTATTCTGTGATTGCTAGAGCCTCTGAATGCTTCAGATACAACTTCATTAAAATGCTGTTTTAACAACATTGGCCAGGCCCAATCAGGAGATATATCAGATACTCCATCTTTTATTTTAAAGTCTCTGTGGCCATGACTAAAACTGCATCCATTTACATATAATTTCATACTAATGTCCTACATGTACTCCAAACAAATATCCCAAAAAGAAAACTATTGGTCCTAATATTAATAAGTCTACTATCCAATGTAATGCAATGGATAGTGTTACTATTTCTTTCCAATGAACTTTACATACACTTGCCCAATGTCTAATTTTTTCTCTCATAACATTTTTGCCTTTACTTCTATTTTAAGTTTATTGTTTGTTGCATGTTTTATTATACTGCTCACTGTTGCCAATCTTCCATACATATTAACTGCATCTGCGGCGTCTTTACAATCTACATGCCAAGGCGGGAAACTTACTTCCCACCCTAGTTCAGCGGCCTGCAACATCAACTCTATGCCTGCTTTATCTCTGTCAGGGCATACTATAATTCTTTTACCTAATTTTTCAATTAAATGTGCTTGTTCAGGGCCAACACTATTACCTTGTATTGCAACACCATCTACCAGTATCGCATCAAATACTCCTTCTGTAACAATAACAATTTCCCTTTTACTGTCTGCAAATCTATCTATATTAAACACATATCCAGGTTGCATTTTATGTAAGTACTTAGGCGTTTGTTTGTCAGGAGGGCTTATATGCCTTCCTGTCCAGCCTACCACCTCGTTATTATAAGTGAAAGGGACTACCAATCTCTGCTTGTATAACTTCTCATCAAAGTATAGCAGTGGATATAGACCAAGTAGTCCTCTTTGCCTTGCGTATTCCTTTACAGCATGATCTTCTGGTAAGTCATCAACTGCTGTTGCTGTTTGAGGAATTTTTTCTGTGTTAAATTTTTGTAAATTATAAACATAGTCTGTAGTACTTTCTGTTTCTAATTCTTCTGCATACTTCATTAATTCTATTGTTACTTTATGTATGTCTTTCTGATCTGCTCCTAGTATTGTTGCTAAGTCTTTATATTTCTTTCCTAGTGTGGGATTCGGCTCCCAACCTGTTGTATATCCGCAATTAAAACAATTATAGGATATTTTTGCACCAGTTGTTATTAAACCACCGCGTTTTCTTTTATCAGT